TCACACGACTACGCATCATCTTGCCTTGGAAGTCGGTATCAAATTCCAGGATCGTGGTGAAACCCTGCTTGTAAAATCTACGCCTACCGTCGCTTTTAATTACCTTCATTCTTTACCTCAAACTTTAAACTGAACCATACTGCATCCGCAGGATCTCTAAAATAGAAATCAAGTTGACACCGCTCGTGTACATATCTTGCCTTGTATTTGACACCGTTATTGGCAACGTCATTCAATCTATAAAACCAACGTCGGTCCTGTTGTACGCCACCTGGACCAAAATGTTCCTTGCAGAATTCCTCGGCATCTGATGCATTGTGCCAGTTGCCCGCGCAGATTTTAGTAGTCTTTAATTTAGTCAATTTGCACATCCACCAATTTGCCATCTCGAAAGATGTAGTACATTTCTAAACTGAATCCACCTTGCGGCACACTTACCCAAACACACTGGTTGCCGGGTTGCATACTGTAATTGTCATATCCACGAGTACGCATGTCTTCCACAACAATCATGCGTTCAAATTCGTTTATCATTGTGTTCTCCTCTTCATCCAATCATATGCAACACCGTCCGGGCACACCCCGCCCTGGACGCTGTCGACTCCAAATACACCAACAATTTCCATACCCGCTCCGGCAATGGTAACAAAACTGCCCAGTTCACGTGCATATTCCAATGCCAGATCTAAACTGTCAAAATCTTGTTCATCATTCCGACTTTTTACATTATACACTCACAAACTCCCTTACAGATTCAAAGCGAGTACTAGCAGGAACCCACTTGAATTGCTCTCTCTTGCGAAAGGGCTTTTCAAAGTCAAAGTTAACCATGAACCAGTTCTTTTCATCGCTGAAACTAACAGTTGTGGCAAACTTAACAACATGAACCCACCTATTCCGAAATTTTGCAACAACCATAGTCATACTATTCTCCTTAATTTAATCTAGGCTCGGTACGAGTTGTGTTCTCGATTACGGGAGCACGACTAGGCCTGTAACTTTCACTAAACTTGATTTCGCGTGACCTTACTACTCCACGTGTTGCCTCAGTCACTGCCTTGACTACACCCCATGTGCCAGTTAACACTTGATAAACAAATATTGTCACCAATGTCAGCATTACGCCAATGCCTATACCGGCAGCTAAAAATACAAATTCATAAAAATGTTCGTGTGCAATAAAGTGTAACATATTATTCTCCGTCAAGTACAGATAAACCAGCAATTAAAGCCATTGTAGCTCCGAGCGCTACGATTGTGAGTGCAAATAGTTCTATCATGTTAAATCTCCTTAAGATTTCATAATGTACTCAAACAGTACCCATTTGGCACGGTTTAACTGTTGACGAGCATCTTCACTTCGCATGTAGTCAACCTCACCGTATTCAGTATTGATCATTTCTTGTGCATCACTCATCATGCTGGCCACAACCATTGCCGGACCTGAAAATTTAAAAGTAATGCTGTTTTCAACACTTTCACGCATGCCAGCTTCTGTGACGCCATACATGCGAACTTCGCGTTTTTCTTGTTCGCTCAAACGATTGTAAGTTTCTGTAGCCATTTTCTGCTCCTTGTTTTTCACTATATCTTATTGTAAATGATTGCTCATTTTTGGGCAAATTGTGGTGTTGTTTTTACGCAACATTTAGCTCTGGGGTACATGAATTAATGATCTCGCGCTCAACTGCGTGAGCCGGTTTACGTCCGCGCACGATGTCAACTAAAAGTACTACAAACGCTTCTGCACCGTGTTCTCGTATGCTCTTGCATAGTGTCCACGATTTATTCTCGGTTATAGCACGCCTTACATGCTTCTGTAAGCGGATTTTTAGGGCTTTTTGTACCGCGTTTCCGCATACTGTAATGCCCACATAATGCTCGTTTGTGTTAGTGTTCACTAACATATAAACGGCATGTTTTGTATCTTGTCTGCGTTTTCTTGTCTTCATGTTCTTATTATAGCACTCTGCTCTTTTTTGGGCAAATTGAGTTGTTGCATTTTTGCAACACTATAAATACCCTATCAACAATTGGGATCTTTTTCAAATGTCTATTACATTTACGCATATTTTTACCAAACCCTCAAAAGAAGCGGTGTTCATACGGGACACGCCACAGTGGCAAGGAATAATGTCTAATGTACATATTGAATTTGACAATCTCGTGGCGCAAGGCGAAGTAATACGTACAAAATCACTCAGTGACGATGGATTAACTTGGACCTTTGTAAACACCTTCAAAGACATGGGAGCGTTGAGCAAGTTTACTACTGCACAAAGTCTTTGGTATGATAATGAGTTTTTTAAGTTTGGACGCGGGCAAACAAGTTTTACAACAACCAGTACTCTTACTACACCATTTACAGAAAAAGTTGAGTTTACCTTTCCCAATGAAAATGATCCCTTGATAGAGGATTTGGTTACAATATTAAAGAATCATTCTAGATTAACCAGCATATCAAGTACCGATAATTTAGTAACTGCATTGTATAGTTTCAGTGATGGAGTAGAATACGATCAGTCAAAAAGCATCTACAATTCAATGGTTCACCAAAAACTAATTGGCAAACTGGTAGCCAATGGGGTGGTTCGTACAAGAACTTATGCCTTTGTAAATGATGTATAAATACAGTATAAGATTTAAAAGGATCGATCCAAATGTCTATTACATTCATACATAATTTTAACCGTCCATCAACTTCTATTCCATATCTATATGAAACTCCATTATGGACCGGTATTTTAGCCAATGTTGTTGCAGAATTTGATGCATTTGCTACTTCTGGAAGAGGAACACGCTCTAGGACAGTATCATCTGATGGATTAACTTGCACAACCACCAATGTTTATAACGACATGTCGGCACTAAGTGATTTTATGACAATAAAAAGTATTTGGTTTGATAATGCGTTTGTAGCGTTTGGTAATATTTCTACATATACGTTTACTACCTCAAATACATTTGTGGCGCCATTCACTGAGACAGTTGTATACAACTTCCCAACAGAAAATACTGCGCTTCAATCAGAATTAATGGAATACTTAAATAGTATTGTTGGCGGAGTACTTGCTGCTCCAACAACAGTTTCTAATACTGCATCTTCAATTACTGCTGTATATAATTTTTCTGGTAGCGAGGAGTATGATGAAAAGCACGGAGATAGATCTAGTTTAATAAATTCACTATTACCAGAATTAGTTGCCATTGGCGTTACTCGAACAAGAGTGTTTGCAAACGCTTAATTAACCGTAAATGCTTTCAAATACTTGAAGGTTTCTTTGCAGCAATAAGGTATACATGTTGCGAGTGGTGTTAACTATTTCCGTGCCAATAGAGACAGGAGTTGGTGCAGGTAAAGGTACTTTAACATCACTTTCTCCATACTCAGTTTTTATACTCAATCCATGCTTGGTGCATAAGTGTTTTATGGCATTGTTATAGGCCAAACAGTGCATATAAAGGCTATGGAATCCTCTATTACGGCTCCATAATATCGCTTCTCGTAGCATAGTATCTGCTATACCTTGCTTTCTGCGCCCAGTGGCAACCATAACACCAAATTCTACTTCGTCAACGTTTTGTATAGCAATATGAATAGTGCCAACCCAAATTCCACGATCTTCTGCTACTAAAAAGTAGTGATTGTGTTTTTCTCGAATAAATTTTTCAACGAGAGTGTCAATGCCCTCGTCGCTGATTCCCATGCCAAAATACAATTGACGACTGTCATGGTCCTGACTCTTCATCCAATCCGCATATTCGGGGTATTCGCTATAGGTTAAAAATCTAGTAGTAATCATACTAGTATTTAACGTCCGATGTGACCTTTAATGATTAACTCGGCCTTGGCCATACGTGCAGCAATGATTGCTTCTAAAAGTGCTTTGAAGAATTTTTTTACCGTGTTCATGCTGTCCATCCGTTTCGTGTGTTCTGCTCAAAATGACGAATCCAGTACTCAACTTCGGCAGTGGTTTTGGGTCGCTTACTCTCTACAAAAGCCTCAACATGGTAATGATGATAACTTTTTTGATTACTAGCAAATAGATTTGTGATCCATTGTAATAGTTTCATGCTCTTCTCCTTGTGTTGTATATCAGTGTTTCTACTTATATTATTTATGCTTTTCTAAGTATTAACGCTAATAAATATAATATGACTTCTAGAGAATATGCAAAATTTAAAAGGTTATTTGTTGGGCCATTATTGCCTAGACGAATAAGAAAACAAAGGGGAATTTTATTTAATTGCCCTGTTGACGATTTAAAATTTACTATTCCGATCAAACCACCCAAGGTAAAAATTCCCAAACCAACATGTACTAGAAATAGATTATATGATCCACTAATTGCTACAGATATAACCGACTGGAGGAATTCTAGAAATACTTTGCACATTATATCTGTAGTAACACCAATTTGGGCAGATAAGAAGAAAATAAAAGAAATCTATGAAAATTCTAGATTTCTTTCTAAAAGCACCGGTGTCAAACACCATGTGGATCATATTATACCCTTACGACATCCACTGGTTTGCGGATTACATGTAGAAAATAATTTGAGCATTATTCCACAAACCGAAAATTCGAGTAAATCAAATAGTTTTAGAATAGAGTAATCGTGGAAAAGCCCCTAGAATTTAGGGGCTTTTGGAGTAAATTAGCGTACTATAACTTCGCCTATTACTGCTCCGGGCTTTTGCAGAGCCGCATCACGCCGGGCTTTATACTCTGCATTATCCACGTCTAAAAGTTTTACGGTACTTTCAGGTTGTGCTTGGCTAGCTGGCTTTTTCCCTTCAACTAATCCATCAACTTCTCGAAATGCCTCTTCGCTACGCTTTAGAGCCGCTTCACGATCCTTGATAGCTTGTTTACCTTTAGCCATTGTGTTAGCATCACCAATTGGTAGTGCAACTAGCACATAGGTACGAATACGTCCGCCTTCGCTAATATGCTTGGTTTCTACAGTTTCTACGCCAGTAATGTCTACATCAGGACAGATACTGCGAACTGCGATCTCACTTGACTCTGTACTAGTAGTATCGCTATCACTGCGGAATACCTTAGTTTGGCTTCGAACCTTACCGCCTGCACTTGTACAGATTTTTGCATAGGCAATTGTCATTGCCTTCATGTCTGCCATGCTAAAGTCTGAGCTAACAGCACTACCATTTGCATAAACTGCACCTTCGCTCTTGGGCAACTTGCTCATCCATACAGGAGCTTGCTCAACTTGACGGTCGGCAATTTTATCTTGACGAGCTTGTGCTTCTTGAGCTCTACGAGAGTATTCCTCTTGTGAAACTTGTGGTGCCTGTGGAGCGCTACTACATGCAGCAAGAATACTTGCTAAACTCAAAACCAATACTGACTTTTTCATGATTTACCTTTCGGTTGTTTAAAAACTAAATTATATGCTCTTTATCAATACTTGTCAACCACACGCCATTTACTGTGTGCACTTAAGTTTTCTCGACAAATAACACCTTGGTAAAGATACAAGTTTTGGGCCTTGTTATCTCTTTCTACAAACATTCTGCATTGGGTGCGCTTATATTGAAAATAAGGCCTTTCTGCAGGAATGGTATGTATGTCTACTTCACTTTCCCAAATTACATCATTGATTTGAACCGGGTGCACTCGTATATCAGTTATGTCGCCACATACCATTTGGGTATCACTTCTAACTGTTTTAGGTGCAGGTTCTTCCAAAATACTTGCACGTCCAACATCAATTGCTCGTGCACAAGCATCTTCCTCAGTTTTTGCTGTTGCAACTCCTTCTACCGTTTGCCAATTGGTATTGATGTTTAATCTATAACGCAATACACATTGAAAGCCTTTAGCATCTGGAGTAACAATACGCTGAATATCTGTAGGAGCGCCAAAGATTGATTGTCTAGCAACTTTGATGTTGCTTCTAACATAACACTCTGCGGCTGCTAGTCCAGCACTAAAACAAACGATTGCAATAAGTGTGCGTTTCATGATTGATACCTGTTGGGGTTGTTACATCCAATTCTCAAACTCCAAATTATAATTTTGGCGGTTGTATTGTACTCTGCATCACTAGCTGATAGTCTTTCAGGATGAGCACTATCAATGCCACGTAACTGCAATTGTTTTTCCACATAACTAACGGTTCTATCAATATTGGCACAATCTCGATTTGATACCTTAATTGCTTTTAATTGTTCAATGCCAATTGCACTCTCAGCATGATATTGGTATTGATATTGGTGTGGTGCCGTAGAGCAACCACTTGCCAGTATAGCAATCAATATCATGCTAGTGAACTTCATTTTAGTGTTTGTGGAAAGTAACAGTTTGACGGATAGCAGATGAAGCCGTAGCTTCATCTACCTGTGCATTACGCATCACATAGCGTACAGCATCTCTAGAGTTAAATTGGAGGGTAAAGATAGCTTCATTTGCGAAGCGTTCGATTTTTGCGTTCATAGTTTCTCCTTGACGCGGTTGATAAAACTTAATGCCAATGTGCAATCTAAATCATCTGATTCAGACTCCAAAAATTCCATTTCTGCCACCTTTAATTCAGTCCTGTGTAACTGAATTAGTTGTAGTGCATAATCAATATCATCACGTGTGGCCTGTAACATCCACTCCTCAAACTCTTGAGAATTAGCGTAGAGTATAAACTCTAAATTGTCCTTGTCCCAATTATTCATAATCTTTACCTTTATGCTTTGGCTTGCGTTGGTAAACGGTTTTTAACTCGACCCGCTTTGGACGGAACGGTGTGTTTGTTTGAAACAACACGAGATGTGCCCTTGGATCTGGGTTTTGGGGCACTTTTAATTTTAACTTTTCCACTTTCAAACTCCTGTTTAACATAATAATTTAACATCTTACTATTGATGTAACTTACTAGGTCCATATCCAAACTCTCTGCCATAAACCTCACGGGACACTTGCCCCATGTATTATACTTAACAAATTCTGCAAAGTACTTTCTATGCAATGGATTTTCCACATCAAATGCAACGACTGGTCTTGCTCTCAAATAAAGTACACTCATATGGCTCCTTGTGTTAAAACAGTTATTTTAACATAGTTTTGTCACTAGGCCAATGGTGTATATGCATAAAACAACACTATTGACTAAAATTAAACTTTTTTCTCGCCACATTATGCTAACCGCCAACCAAAGTGCAGTCCCACATAGACTCACAATTGGCCCGATGGGATAGATGTTTAGGCTTATTAGCAAGGCACCTACACATATAAATGCCGTTGCCAACCACTTTAGGTAAAAGTCCAGCTTCATACTTGGTTCTGACTGTTGCATTTTTCTTGGATCTGTTTACGAGTTTCTGCTACCTCAAAGTCACCACCGTTTACCATGGTGATGCGATTGTCACCGAACGAACAAATGTGTTCCACATTGAAGGTCCAAGGAATAAAATTCCGTTCTTGACCGTATCGTCGATCGGTTCTGCTCAGTGTAATAAACTTGGTCATTGTGTTCTCCTATCAACTGCAAAAAATTTCTCTTGACAAAATCTTGTCTTCAACTAGCTGATGGCACGAGTTGAGTGTGAGTGTAAAAATATTATATGCCAAGGCCTGTTCGTTTGCAGGTAAACTTTCTATTCTGCGTCGAATAGCATCTAGTGTATGTATCTTCCATAATTCGTTTTTAGGGATGGGGTTGTTTACTATGTTATACATCTTGGCTCCTTGTTATTTACTATACTCATATTATAGCAAAATGCTCATTTCTGAGCAAATTGCTTGTTGTTATTGTGCAACACAAATGTAAGGCCGGTTCCAGTCACCCACTTCCAAGTGAATATAAAATGCTGTATGAAAGTAATCAGTCATTGCATCGCTTTCGTCAAACCATCTACGACCACCTGCTACTGTGGAGGGAGCAATTTTGATGATACGCATGATTTGTTCAAAAAATGCTTGATGCTTGCCGTAATTGCATAACCAGTGATGGTTGATTTGTCCATGGCCCACATTGTGAAAAATATCGCTAAAATCAGTGGGTCCGGATTTTACAGTAACATCTACGCTCAAACTACCTGAGCCCTTGCGTACACCAAATCTAAATTCGGGGAATTGTGCTTTTAATTCTTTGCGAATTGCTGCCACTTCGTTTGCACTAATATAAGCCATCTGTTACTCCTTGTTATTTACTATACTTCTATTATAGCAAAATGCCCATTTCTGGGCAAATTGCTTGTTGTTATTTCACAACAGTTTCTTTAGGGGGTTCGGGTGTTTTTGGAACAGTGGGGCAAGATAACAAACCAGCGAAGTGCCATTTACGGCAGTAAGTACATTCCATGTATTAGCTCCTTTGTTGTTAAGCCATAATTATAGCATGAGTATCATTAGTGAGCAAATCGAAAACATGTGGCTAAAATAGAAAAACGAGTACACGTTTTGCAGACATGTACTCGTTGTAAAGGTGTAGTATTAAAGTATTACTTTTTAGCAGTTGCGTTATAGGCCTTCATGATGCCTTCGCCAAATTTGGTATAGTCAAATTTTGCAGCTTCTTGCATGGCCTTGACAGTTTCGCTAGTTACTACAGTAACTGCATCTGTTGTTGCCTTGAGTGCTTTCTTGGTGTATTCGCTTTGATTGTCAATAAATTCCACCATTGCGTCTTTGGCTTTTTCGTTGGTAACAAATGTGTTGACAAATGTTTTCTTTCCTGTTTGGACTGCGTCCACTATTGCGTCTAATGTAAACATAATTTCTCCTTATATAAGCAAGTTTACTCACAGGGCCCGAACCATTCAGCACCCTATATTCTTATTGTACATTTACTTATATTAGAAATCAAGCAAAAATGCAATATTTTTTAGTGAACTATCACTAACTAAATAACTGCATACCATTCAAATAGGAGAACCCAAAATGGAAAACATCGATATTGCATCAACCGTTGAATTGCTATTAGGAATTGCTATTCTGTATTTTATTGCTAAATCACTGATAAAAAGCAACTCTGAAAAAACAGTAATTGGACACATTGAAACCCCAGCACCTTACAAGGTAGAAACACCTGCACCAGTTGTAGAGACAGTGCCAATTGAAGGTGCCGGCATAGTTGACATCCCAGCACCAAAAACTCGTGCAAGAAAAGATGCGTCTAAGACAACTGCTAAACCAGCTGCCAAAAAGGCGCCAGCTAAAAAGACTGCAAAGAAAAAGCCAGCCGCTGAATAATGCCAGAGCTATTAAACCTCGGGGTGTTTTACAACAGCCCCGTGTGTCGCTGGCATCTTGACAAGTTTAAAACTCTTGATCTAGATGCCTGCATTGTCTACGATGATGTACACTTATACATAAGAAGCACACAAAGAAAAAATATTGCCATACTACACTGGCCTTATCCTTATACGCCCGAGTTTGGAGCGTTAGTGGATCGCATCTATGAGTTCTCAACTCATATTTTTATCCTCATGAGTGAAGTGCATCAGCCCACTGTTGAGTTTATACAAAATTATGATCGAGAAAAGATCTCTTACTATATTGCAGGTACTCTAAAGAATCCACCACAACATGCAAAATTGTATAACTGGATGGATTGGTTTATTACCACAAGGTATTTTTATCGAGACTATTTGCCCGAGATAGTGGATAGAATCAAATACTGTGAGCCAAAGCCTATTAAATTTGATATTTTACTAGGGCGTAAAAAATTACACAGAGAATGTGTTTACAATTATGTAAAGGCCAACGTAGACTACAATGATTTTGTAATGCGTTACTTTAACAATCCCGCAAGAAAAGAAATAGCCGACGACTATGAGTATTGGGTACAAGAAACACGTGGCTTAAAAGTGGTTAATCCTGTTACTTGGACCGTAGACAAAGTTGAATATTATGGTAATGAAATGAGTTTGAGTCAAATCATACCTATAGAACTATATAACCGAACGGCTTATACCGTGGTGGCCGAAACCAATTGGGCCAGCTACTATACCTTTTTTACAGAGAAAACAGTAAAGCCTATAATAGGACGCAGACTGTTTATCATGGTAGGTGGCAAAGGTTACTTGCAAACACTACAAGACATGGGGTTTAAAACATTTGATGGCATCATCGACGAAAGTTATGACACCATGGATGACGACTTATTGCGCTTTGATGCAATTGGTGAACAAATTGCTTGGTTATGCAAACAGGATCAAAATGAAATAATGGCTCAAATACGTCCTATAGTAGAACATAACTATAATCATTTAATGACCCGCGATTGGTACGAGGAATTTAGTACACAATTTGAAAGTGAGATACTAGAGTTAATCAATGATGCCAAAGTTGGCCCACTTAGCATCACCTAAACTTACCCAACCCAATGGGCCTCCCAAACTAGGATTAGAATTAAACACAATAGCGCCTTGTGGTTGATTGTCAATTGGCGGGGTTGGGTTACTTGCAAAACTAACACCATCTAGATTAATTTTCTTAACAGTAATACTACCATCGGGGTTTAGTACAGCATTGTTTTTGCCGTTACTGCTTAATATTAGTGTTTGGCTACGTGGTGTTTCAAGTATACCAGTGTTATTAGTTTGTTTGCTAAAACGTAATTCAACTTCTTGATCCCAGACATTTAGTGCACCATCGGGTTCAACAGTATTAATACCTACACGTTTGTTGCCAACGTATAGTGTTTGTCCAAGTAATGTTTCTCCACTTACTTGTAATTCTTGTAGTGTGCCCAATTTTTGTAAATTACTATTAATAACATAACTGCCAAGACTATTACCACTCAATACTTCATTGCCATCAAGTGTAATTTTATTCAAATCCAATCCATTGTTTTTAATCTCGTTTGTAACCATGTCTGCATAGGATGAGAATAAAACTTGATCTAAACTTGTTCGTACATTATTGGTAGCAGCCATAACCAAATTAACAAAAAACGCACTAGTTTCTGGCACTGTACCAGTTACATTCAAATCACCTTCAATGGTTGCAGTGCCTTTGACTGTTAAATCTTTAGTTAGAAGATTGTTTTCAACTACAGTAATATCATCCATTATGGTTAATTGGCAAGTAGTGGCTTTGTCATCAATACCAGTACTACCAAATCCAGTTATAATGCCATTCTTAACATTGTCCCCGCTTATTACCAAACCAGTTGTTTGTAGTGCAGATGCAGGAATAGTGCCTTGTGGCAATTGCAACTCTTGATTTTGTAGTGCAGAAACAATATTTGATTGTACCATTGTGGTAAATCCCTCGTGAGTTAAAAACCCCGAGACGGTATTGTTAATTTTGTTTTGAACTTGTTTGCTTACATCTGCGGAAAGACTTTGTACAAGAATTTCTACTCTACTGCCCAACAATGCTTCAATTGAATTTTTATCGATTGAGAGTTGTGAAAGTCTAGCGTCAAGTTGTTGAGTTAGTTTAGTTGACAACAATGAAGAATAATCCATTGTGTCAATAACCTCATCGATTTTTTGAGTAATAATGCCAGCTACCTGGGCATTTACTTTTTCTGTTATCTCTGAGATTATATTTTGTACTATTTGATTAACGTGTGTGTCAATTTCCATTTTTTAATTGAATTGTATGCTTACGACATGCTCGTAATTTTTCTTTAGTAAAGATTTATACATTAGATTTTTATGTACTAAAAAGTTTAATGCACCTGCATCCATACTAAATTTTGCTAACTGCTTGAAAAACATTGTTCTACGCTCAAAAGCACCATACATTATGGTGTTTCCACTAGCTCGGGTTATTTCATACACCATTGTATTCCAACGTGTACGATCCTTTAAATCCCAATCATGTGATTCCAAAAATATAGTTTGCACATTGTTGTTTCTAACCAATGCTGGCTGACTAAACTCGCGTTCTTTAAAGTCTTGATTTTTGTAATCACGTACAGTACTTATAACAAAGTCTGTGCTCAGTGCACAAATATCTGATATCATTGTTTGTTGTTCTAGATCACTAACAGCAAAAGTAAAATACTCCTCTAATGCAACAACACATTGAAATTGCTTTTTGTACTTGAGTAAATCCTTAGGCTCTATATAGGTATACTTTACATTGTTGTTGTCTAGATAATTTCTAGCAACTAAACTAATTTCGGTTACTGCGATTGTTTTTGCTTGGCAACTTAGTATAACTGGATTGAATCCCACAAACAATACGCTTGCAGGTGTTAAATTCTCAGTTTGGTACACACCGTCAAGAATATCTTGCTTGCGAGCAATTACATCTTGTGGTTTTGGATTGTTTTTAAGAGCGGACAACACCGCGTCAGTATAATCAGCAAAAGTCATACTGTTATTTAGCGGAGCGGTGTAAATCTAATGTAACACAATGAAACCCGCCGCCTAGTGTACGACTATGTCTTAATGTTCTTGGTATAACTGTAAAATTCTTTCTTGCTAGTAACTCAATTAACTCATGTTGTGCAGCATCTACAATTACAGTAGTGGGATTAACTACTAACATATTGAGTGCAATCCACTTGCTGGCATAGGGATATTGATAAAAATCCTGGGGCACAACATCATTAATAAAGATACATTCCCAGTCCTTAAATGCATTTGGGATGTTGTCAGTTGTGACCCTAGTGCCGTTTAACAATACCAAGCCTTCACGTAAGGGCACTATGGTACTGTCAATGTGTACGCCACTGTAAAAGTTGCATAATTCAATGCTGGTGTTTGAGGGCAAGTTTGCCAGTAGCCAATAGTATGCTAATCGATTTCCACTGGCACTTTCTAAGAACAACATTTTATTAGGTCCAAGACGTAATATATTTGCTGCATCTAGTACCAAGCCTTCGTTACGTGGCATTCGAATTACGTTAGCATCCCGAAAGAACTCATGATAGCATTGACTTTCCATATCCCTACAAGGATACATCATAGGTGGATCAATCACGGTCTCGCCAAATATTAAAAATCTGTCTCTGGGACAATAGTTGTACATGCCATCATGTGCTTGAAAATTCATTGTGTCAGGGCGAACTACTTTAACTCCTAATCCTGTTAGTGTATCTGCAAGTGTTTGCAAATCTTCATTACTTTCATCAATTATGTGTTGGGCAACTGCGCCATGAGGAATTGGCGTTTCTTTCCAAGTTGTTTTTAATTCTTCCATGGCAAATACAGGATCATGTCTAGGCCAGTTTGCCCAAGTAGCATCACCAACTACTATAGTTTTTAATTGGTCCCATTCATTGTGACTTGATATCATATGTGTCCTGTTATTTGTAGTGTATAGCGTGGTGTTAATCCCAAATTTGCAGCCATGTGCGGGGTGTCATATTCCCACTCAATTACATTACCAGCGTCCCAATTAACAATGGGTGTTTCGGCACATTCGGCATAGTGTCCACTTTGCCAATTTTCTAAAAATACAATAGCACGACGTATTGTTTTTTCCTTGCCTTTGAGATTAAACAAGTCAATATATTTTAAATACAAGTCACTGTGATTAGGTAGTACTGTACCAGTGTCCATTCTATAGTAACTGGTACCAATATCACGCCAGCCCAGCTCAGAGTATATGTTTATAAACTGCTGATTCCAATTGGGGCGTACACTTCTCATATCACACATGAATCCGGTAAACTTAGGAGGGTATCCTTGAGTCCTCCATCGTGCTACACTTTCTGTGTCGTTGAAGGGTTCCTGAACATATTCTAAACGTTTATATTCATCGTCCCAGAATACTGGTATTTTATACTTACTAAATATTTTTGCGGGTGTTGCCATAATGTATTACCTTTATATTGGTGTTGGTGGTATTATACTTACGCCATGGATCTATTATAACACTACCATCCTCTATTGTGCAATAGAGTTGTTGCTCGTCTTGCACACCTGCGTAGCCATATGTAATTTGTTTGTTGTGTGCCAACAACACTACACCACATACACTACGTGGAACATCAGGTTCGGTCAAGGGATCAATATAGTGTACTTCTGCACCCATCTGCTCCAAGAAGTGCCCAACTAACAGACTATAACTACCTTCTAAATATGTCACATCAGGTTTGTATGCCTTGCCATGTATGTAAATAGGCAACATGCCTGTTTCAGTTACAGACGCACGGTGCACAAACTTAGCCATGTTTTCGGCTTGTATTTCTCTGGCATGCATAATAGCGTCAAACAAATCATAACCTAGATCTAGTCGATCAGCAAGATATCGTAATGCAATGTTATCACGTGGGTGGCAAGGACCAGCATCGCCAAGTCCTGCAGTCATGTATTTAGGTCCCATAATACGCATGGTCGAGTTTGCCAGGGCGTTTGTGACAATGTCTACATTGATGTTGCCCTGTTTAATGGCAACGTCTTGTATCATGTTTGCAAGTCCAATCTTGGCACTGATGAAGGTGTTATAAAATACCTTGATACACTCTGCCTCGTCCCACGTTCCAACCTCATAGCGTGGATTGTTTTTCATAATGGTTTTATAAAAATCAATTAGCTCTTGTGCATCGCCTGTTAGTGAACCATCTTCGGTTCCAATAATAACCATTTCGGGATTAACCATATCCCACTCTACGCTGCCCATAGCAATCAAATAGGGATTATAAACAAATCGAGAATTGGTCAAGTACTTGACCAATTGTCCGCGTACAGTTCCTGGTAATACTGTGCTAATCAAAACTACAAGTTGATAAGGACGTGCCCAACAGTTGACTTGCTTGATAACATCAGTTACCACATCGTAATTAAAATCTTTATTTTCCAAATGTGCAATTGGTGCACTTCCATCGTATGCAGGATCATGGGGTGTTTGTACTGCAATGAATATAATATCCTGTCCTAAAACTGCATCGCTTAATCGATTAACAATTTTAATCTTGTCGCTTGTCTTGGGGTAAATATCATATCCCGTTACATTATGCTTGGTGGCCATTACTTCGGCGCAAGCCATTCCCAATTTGCCTATTCCAATAAATCCTACATTCACGTATGTTCTCCTTAGAAAATTTTTATTATATCTTAAACAGTAATTTAGTATCCAAATTTAATACCAGTAGGTCCTATTATTTCTATCCCTTTGGCACTTTTGACGTATTGGCTCCCATAGTAAACAAGGATATTATGTCACCAGATTTTACTCCAACAAATAAACAATTTTTTTA